CTTCTTCCAGTTCTTTAATTGTAATCCAAAGAGATTGAGGGCTCCAACCAAAGGTATCACCTATATGGTTATTCCAATTTTTAATTGGTTTCATTGCTGCATCTATAGTCATTGCTTTCTCTACATCACCCATTACAGCAAGAGTATTAACATTCTTTTTAAAGAATACTTGTTTCTCACCAGCTAAAAGTTTTTCATAACCATCTGCTCCTAATTCTGGATTTAATCTACCAAACAACTCTTTAACTTGTGTATATCTATATTGAAGAACATTAGCTAATACAGTCTCCATCTCTTGTGATGAACGTAATTGAAGTTTTACAGCAGCATCAAATGATAAATTAAAGATACCTTCTGGACCTAATTGTTCAATTTCAAACTGAGCTGTACCTTCCATCTTCTTCATTTCTCTAAGTATCTGATGAGTTATTTCATGATCATAACCATAAATATCAAGCTTAGAGTCTACTAAAATCTTTGAACGATCGAAGTTTTGTCTTGCTGTTTTAGTATTAATTCCATGTCGATCTAATGCATCAAAAACCAAGCTGATTCTTCTATCATGGTCTGCTTGAGTTTTAATTTCAATTGTTTCTAAAGGCGGTGCTTTTTTCTTACCACTAGAAACAGCATCAGGTGCATATACTCTAATATTTGGGAATTCGCCTTCGGATATAGTTTCTCCAGTTTGTTTTTTCCATGCAACTACAAAATCATCTACAGTTGCATCTGGATTATTTTTTTTAAATAGATTTAATCCTACTGCTTGTTCCTGTGTAAACTCTTTAGGATTATACTTAGTCACTCCGAGATAATCATTTATAGTTGTAGGATGTAATATACCTTCTGATTGTTCAACTAATCCTTGAGTTCTAGCAATTCTAGAGTTTCTTGTCATATTAGATAGAACATCTGCAATATTTGCTACATTATTACCAGCCTTAATACCCATTACTTTTTCCATAACCTCAACTACTGGTGAAGGAGATTCTGGGGTTACATCCTTCCATGAAGAATGTTGAGTTATTATTTTATTATATTCATCTAATATATTAACATGATGCCCCTCAGTAATAAAGCGATCACCACCCTGATGACCTTTAAGGACTTGATCAGGTTCAGGTTGATAAAGCATACCTTGTTGGTGACTAGTAACTAGAGTTGATTTATCTGAACCCTCAGCGGCTCTTTGTTTACCTTTTCTACCTTTATCACCTGTTACAGTTGGATCAGCAGCATCACGTAAGGCTTGTTGAGATTTAAAATACTGAGTTTGAGCTTGCTTTAATTTCTTTGCATTTAAGGCTTGTTCTTTAAAATCTCGACCTACTATAGTTAATAATTCATAAGCATCTGATCTACCTTCACCAGCTAAAGTATAAATTTTTTCAAGAGGTTCTCTTAATCCAGAATCGAAGTTTATACCTTTTGTAAAAGTATCAGCTTGAATTTTAGATGTTTTATTCAGCACCTCTGCCGCCCCTTTAGGGACAGCATTAGTACCAAATACAGCTCTTGTAAGAGGTTTCACCCATTCAGGAGCTACTTTTTCTACAACTTCTCCACCGACTTTTGTGACAACTTTACCTAAACCAAAGTCATCCATCTTTATCTACCTCCTTTCCAGTTTTTCTTCTTCTTAGGAAACTTTCTTTTTTCCTTAGGCTTAGATACTGGAGGCTTAGTTACTGGCGGCTTAGGTACTGTAGTTTCCTTAGTCTTTACCTTTAAATCATCTTTTATCTTGTCTAGTGTAATCTTTTTCTTAGGCTTCTTCTTACGTTGAGAAGCAATGTAATTAGTCTCACGCCTATTAGATTTATCACCAGTAGCGTCTACCCTTTCACCAAAAGACTTACCACCTGCAGCTTTTGCTTCTGCATCATACTTACGACGTTGAGCACGGGTCATTACACCAAGAGTTTTACCAGTCTTGTAGTGTCTAGTGAAGACGTTAGACCCTGGCTTATCTTTTTTAGGTTCGGATTTCTTTTTCTCCTTAGGTGTCTCCTTCTTAGGTGGAGTTTTTTTCTGCCTTTTATTATATAATTCTAAAGCTTTTTTAGTTTGTTCAGGAGTCATTTTGTCCTGTCTTTCATCAGCACCATCCTCTTTGGCTTTTTGTTGTGCTATCTGCTTCTTCCGACCTTCTTTGTACTCTTTGCTGTCAATTACTTTTTGCTGTGCCTTAGCTTGAGATTCTTTGGAACCAGATGTCGTCGGTTCTAGTTTTGAACCGTCAGGCTTCGTGGTTTCAGGCATCTTCTTAGGGATATTAAGCTTAGATTTAAGAGATTTGATTCTTCTTTTTTTCCTGCCGCCACCTGGGTCAAAAAGTTTATAATTCTTACCTCCTTCTAACCCTTCAATTTCCTTAGCCCATTTCTTACGTTGTTTACGATTACGTAGTTTTCTTTGTGAATCACGGGAAGCTTTGCTTCTTCCTCTTACTCCTCTTGCCATGATAATTAAGTGATGTGTAGTTTAGCTTTGTTAGGTTTCTTTTTCTTGTCCTTACTTCGATGCTTACCTTCAGGAACAAGTTTACCGTCACGGTGAGAGTAGTCCATACCATCACCAACGGAACCTTTGTCTCTATGCTTGTCAGCATTACGTCTGATACGTTTTGCTGTTTCAGTCTGCATATACTTTCTCATATATGCATTCTTCTTTTCTTTGCCAGCTGGATTTTTTTCATACCAGTCTTTAGACGCGGCCATATAGCCTCCGATTGACAAGTTCGGGATCTACTTTAGGCATAATTTTGTTTAACTTATCTAATGGGTTTCCATCGTAAGCAACACCACTTATGTCATTGATTTTCAGCCAATCACAGGCTGCTTTTAAGTCTTGGGTAGAAGCTTCACCACTCTTGACCCGTTTAAGGAATTCAGTGGTAACGAGATTATGCAGTTCATTAAACTGCTGTTCCGTTGCTTTAGCCATTATATTGTATAAGGTAAAGTCTTTCTATTTTTCTTTTCCTTTTCCTTAGCCTTTTTGATCCTAGATCTTAGATCAGCCCAATCTTCTGCTGAACCCATCTTTGGTTTAGTTTTAGTTTTTTTAGGCCCTTTATCACGAAGTAGTAATTCCTGAGGGCTTTCAGTCTTTTTCTTTGTAGTAGGCTTTTTTGTAGTAGCATCTGCTGCACGTTTTGCAGGAAGCTTAGCTTTAGGTTTTGCAGGAAGCTTAGCTTTAGGTTTTGCAGGAAGCTTAGCTTTAGGTTTTGCAGGAGGCTTAGCTTTAGGCTTTGGTGCCAATGGAGGATAATTTCTCATATATTCCTCATGCATTTCCTTATTATGCTTCTTTGCTTGATCTTTTCGAATTTCTCTCTGCTTCTTTTTCTGATAATCCTGATAATCTGGGCCAGTTCTTTTGTTAGGCATTTGCTTCCTCTGTTGAAGTAATTTGTGAGTCATGGCCATCACCCATAGATGTACCACCTTTCCAGTCCATACCGACTGCGGAGGGCTCTACTCCGTTTAACCATTGTTGTACGGACAAGAAGCAACCACCTTCTGGTCCTGCTTTAGCAGAATGTTCAGAAGAAGGTAAAACTCTAACCACATTATAGTGAGCTATAGATAGATTACAGTTTGGAGCCTTTTGATTTGCAAACCACATAGGTAATGTTGTCTTACCATCAGAGTAAAACTCTATACCACGTAGTGCTACTTCATACGAATCAACGTTTGGATGTGTATGGGGCGGGATATAGGTGTCTGGTCTTACAGTAACAAATTCAACTTGAAACTGTTCATGTCTATAAATACATGTAGATGTTAAATTCTCTACAAAATGGCAAGATCTTTCTAGAGGTGTGTTGATTCTTTCACCTGCATCTTTCCACCATAGTAAAAAATTAGTTAAATCATCATCAAATTCTTTTCCTGTTCCATCTTTCATTTACTTTCCACCAGGAAATAGTGCTTGTTTGATAGCCGCTACGGCTTTATCATCTAAAGTATTCTCAGTAGATGATACCAATCCTTCTAATAAATCAATAATAAGTTGTTTAACTGCTGTAGATTTAATAAAGGCGAATAGAACTGGTTTAATTAATACAATCATTTGCTTAGGGGGTTAAGTTTTTGCCACCATTTCTTAGGTGGCGGTGGGGGTAGTAGCTTAGCTTGAGCTGCAGCCACTTGTTTTTTAAATGCAGCTATAGGAATAACGTCACTACACATGTGATATACACGTGTACCTGGACGTATCATGAATCCTTTCTGCTGTAATTCTGCACAATTTTTAACTCTAACTAATTCATAGTCAAGAGCCATCTTTGCTTCTTGTTTAGCTGCTATA